CAACAGCTGCCTGCACCCCGCTGTGGTGCGGCTGGTGCTGCTGAACGTGATCTCGATGGTGGAAGCCAGCGAGAGAGAGGTAAATAAAAAGGAGGATGAAGCTACAAGATGACAACACATACCATTACCATTGCCCGCCACACTGCGCAGGTGGTTGGCCTGATGGGCGTGCTGGTGCTGGGCACCTGGGACAGTTACGGCACGGAACAGCTGCTGCTGCGCCACGGCCCGGAGTGGGAGGGCCTTGCGATTGATGCCACGTTCCATAACGTCCCCAACGATGAGGGTGTAACGGTATTGGCGGACACGGACGGCCTTGTACCCGTCCCGCCGGAAGCCTGCACGCAACCATCTAAGTACGCCACCATCACATTCCGGGGCGTGCAGGACGGCGTGCAGCGCATCAGCTGCAATCTGCCCTACATGGTGCTGGATCACGCGCAGGTGCCCGGTGCCAACAGCACCGCCACTCCCAGCGAAAATGCCCAGGCCCTTGCCCAGATGCAGGATTTGCGGGACGGCGCTGTAGATGCCAAGAACCAGGCCGAAGCTGCCCGCGATGATGCCGCCCGCAGTGCCGTTGCCGCCAAGGAATACGAAACCGACGCGGGCCAGTCTGCCACTGCCGCCAAAACGGCACAGAGTGCGGCAGAGACGGCAAAAGCCGGTGCGGAAACGGCACAAAAGGCCGCTGCATCCAGCGCCAGCAGTGCAAGTACATCCGCAAGCACTGCGACGACACAGGCAGCGGCGGCAAAATCCAGCGCCATGGCGGCAAAGGCATCGGAGACGACGGCGGGAAAATCTGCCCAAGAGGCAGCCGCTAGCGCGGCAAATCTGGACAGTGCCGTGAACACGGCAACGCAGAAAGCGGCGGCAGCTAGTGCTTCGGCGGAAGCAGCAAAGGCGAGCGAGAGTGCGGCAGCAAGCAGTGAGGCGGCTGCTAGAAAGTATGCGAACCGCGCAGAATTGGCAGCCAAGACAGCAGGTGAAGCCGCAGCGGAAAAGCTGAAACAGATGCAGGCGATCCAGGACGACGTAACGGCCAAGCAGGCCCAGACGGCTACCGATGCGACGGCGGCAGAAAAGGCAAAAGTAGCCGCTGAAGCCGCACAGAAAGATGCTGCGGCCAGCAAGGCTGCTGCCGCAAACAGTTCCGCAGCTGCCAAGACCAGTGAAGATGCAGCTGCAAAGAGCGCGGCAGATGCCGACAGCACTGCCAACAGCATCAAGGAGTCCATGACGCAGATTGCCGCGCTGCAGAAGCGCCAGAATGTGCTTGTTGGCAGCGAGATAGGCAACCCGGCAAGCTGTGATGACGCCTTTGCTGCACCACTGTGTGGGCTGAGTGTGTACGGAAAGAGCACGCAGAACGGGACACCCACGCCTGATGCGCCTGTGCCAATTGTAAGTGCAGGGGATGGCGGGAGCGTGGCGGTGAGGGTGACGGGGAAGAATCTGCTAAACCCGGCCTTGTTCCAAAATAATAAATATCAGGGTTTCAATGCCGAAACCGGTTATTATGGGATAGATAGTGTAAATGGTTATTGGATAACAGGCATTCAACCGTGCTTACCGAGTACAACATATCACTTTAATGCAATGATAGAAGGCGGTTGTTTTTATGATGAAAAAAAGAATGTAATCGGTATTGCTGATTTTGCGTTTACAATTAAAACGCCAGCGAAATGCGCGTATTACTGTTTTAATTTTTCATCAGTGCATGTGTCCTATGGCACGCCAATCATTGCAACAGTGAGTGAATCAACTGCCTATTCCCCCTACCGTGAACAGCTCCTCACCCTGCCCACTCCCAACGGCTTGCCCGGCATACCTGTCACCTCTGGTGGCAACTACACTGACCCGCAGGGCCAGCAGTGGGTGTGCGACGAGGTAGACTTGGAAAGAGGGGTGAAGGTGCAGAGGGTTGATAAAGCGGCTTTCGACAGCACAAAAACGTTGGCTGAGCAAAATGCAATTCTCACCACCCCCATCGAAAACCCGCTCACCCCTGCTGAAATTGCTGCTTACAAAGCCCTCACCGCTTACGCGCCCGACACCGTGGTTCAAGCTGGTGACGGTGCGGGGGTAAAGCTGGAATACCAGCGCGATGTGAACATTGCAATCAAAAAGCTTGAGGATGCCATTGCATCCATGACCGCTACCTAAAGGAGGGAAAGCATATGGCAATTAAATCCAAAGCCCGGCACGACCTGACCCTGCGCTCTATCAAGCGGGAAATCGCCGCCGGACGTGACGTGGCATACTGGTTGGACAAGGCGTACACCCATCTGGACAGTGGCCTGCTGACGGAGGACGACATCACAGAAGTGGAGACTCTGGCACAGGCGTACTACGACGCTCTGGACGCTGAGGACAAGGCGAACGCTGAGGAAATCACGCAGTAAGGAGAATATCATGTCAAGCACTGCATACGCACACGTACGTTTTCTTGATGGGACTTTGGCTGACTATCAAACAGAAAGGACAACAAACCATGAGACTTTCAAACGGTGACGTCCTGCTCCGCTGGCCCCTGGCCCAGCACATTATCACCGCCGGCTGGCTCTACAATGATGGCAGCCTGCACCGGGCACTAGATTTCCGCTCAGCAGTTGGTACACCAATATATGCAGCGGAAGCGGGCACGGTTGCAATCGCATACCGCTGGAACGGCAAGCGCACCCAGGGGGATATCAACAGCTATGGCAACATGGTCAAGCTGCGCCATGCGGATTACCGCGGCGGCCGGCTGGAGACGCTGTACGCCCATTTGAGCAAACTCTGCGTGGCCCAGGGGGAGACGGTATATGAGGGCCAGCTGATCGGCTACAGCGGGGATACCGGCAACTGTTACGGGGCACACCTGCATTTTGAGGTGCGGTACAAAAACCGCCGGGTCCACCCGCTGAACTGGCTGGATGCAGATTTTGCGGCGGCATCTACCGCGGTGCGGCTGGGCGGCTACCAGAGCGTTGCCCGCCCGGCAGCGGAAAAAACACAGCCGATCCAAATGCAGACGGTAACGGTGGGGCCGATTTCCAACGGGGACGCTGCCCGGCTGTATGCCCTGTGCGGGGACCTTGGCCTGGTGGAATCGGGGCTGTACCACGCCGCCTATACGGAGGTGTGAGCATGGATGCTATCATCGTTGCCCTGATTACCGGGGGATGCTCCGTTGTTGGCGTGATTATTACAACTCTGACAACATCCCGCCGTACCGAACAGCGCATGGCCACCGCGCAAGCCGTGACCGATACAAAAATTGAAGAGCTGACCCGTGAAGTCCGTGCCCACAATAATTTTGCCCAACGTGTACCGGTGCTGGAAGAACAAATCAAGGTTGCAAACCACCGCATCACCGATCTCGAGAACAAAACCGCTTGAACACGAATACATAGGAGGAAAAACTCATGGATTTTGCATCTTTTGGTATGGCAGGGGTGGCGGCGATTACGGTTATCTGCTACCTGGCGGCAACAGCGGTCAAACAAACGCCGCTGGCCAACAAATGGCTGCCGTCCATCTGCGGCGCCCTTGGCGGCCTGCTGGGCCTGGCCGCCATGTACATCAACGTGCCGGACTTCCCGGCCGCCGATCCCCTGACCGCCCTGGCCGTGGGCATTGTTTCCGGCCTGGCCGCCACCGGCGCGGATCAGGTTATTAAGCAGATCGGCAAAGGCAACTGACTGGCAAGTTACCGGCAAATTACCGGCAAGTTAAATAATCCATAATTAAAGCGGCGGGCTTTCCCTATTTCAGGGATTGCCCGCCGCTTCTGTTTTTAACTTCTTATTCTTATGGAAGGATTGTAATACATAAGTTTTCTCGGCTCGCTGGAACTATTGTTAGTGCCTCATGATAAATTTCATTTGCAACATGATCCGCAGCTCTAACGAGTGTAGTCGTTGCCGAGTTGCAAAAATGTAAATCTACACCCTTCAATCCACTAAATAGCGGTTCATAAAATATGCCATAGTTCCAATTATATGTGCCATTCTTAAATTCTTGCTCTAACCCTTCCCGTAATTCATAACGACCATTTGTCGCCGTCGTATGTTCGTCCACATAAACATGCAAATTTTCGACTTCATCTTTTGCAATTAAACCATCATGCATCAGACTTTCTAAAGCTCTTTTTAATCCAATCTTATAAACATAGTCCAAATACCGCTGCTTATCTTTTTTACTAGTAAAAATTCTATCCATAACTCGCTGTTGTTGGACAACTACACCAAACTTAAAACAATTGTTCAAAGATCGCACAAGTTTATGCTTATCTTTATTTGAAACATACGACGCCTTAAGTTCTGCCTGAGCCGCATACTTTCCGCGGATGGCTCTCTCTGCCGCTATATAACGTCGGCTCCATTCGTCCTTTGAAGCTTTTCCCAGAAGAATTAGCCCTCCAAACACAAATACGTTATTATGAACTTTATCAAAAACGCCGGACTCATCGGAATATACATAAATATCCAAAGTTCGACCTCCTCGCTAAAAAAGAAAGGCCGCCCAATAGGCGGCCAATCCCTCGTGCTCGACGATATTACATATCGCTTAAACGTTAATTCGGGTACACGAGTATACAGCGTATCTCTACCTGCAATTATATTATATGCGATTACCAACAAAAATGCAAGTCCTTTCACACATTTTTAACAACCTTTTGTGGTAACCGTATATCTATGTTTCTATATCATTATAGCTTCTTGTAGTCAAAATGTAGTCAGCCTAACATATAACAAAAAGCGCGGCGAATGTTTTACACATCCTACCGCGCTTTTTCTGGTGCACCATCGGGGACTCGAACCCAGGACCCACTGATTAAGAGTCAGTTGCTCTACCAACTGAGCTAATGGTGCTTAATAAAGCAAACCCACGAACCGGGCTTTCCGCTCGGCCCGTGGGCTGCTTGCTTTTAAGAGA